CTATGTCTATCTTAGTTGATATTATTGAAGTATTTGCTGAAAAGATTGAAGCACTTGAAAACTCAAATGTTACCACCGAAGAGGTTAAGCCTCCAGTGAAGCAAGAAGTTGCACAAGATGCAGAAGAAGAAGTGAAGCCAGCCCCAAAGGCTAAAGTTAAGGAAACTGTTTCCGAATAACATGAAACTGATAATAGGATGCCCTATTTACGATAGGGATTGGATTTTTCCATACTGGATATCTTGCATACAAGCACAGTCTGTATCTCTTTCAGATATAGGTTTTGTCTTCGTTGCATCAAAAGATGATGAAGCTACAATATCTCATCTCCAAAGATGGAAAGAACATCATCCAGAAGTAAAAGTTTTTGATATTCTTTATCCGGAAAATGTTAATCATTTTTCCCATAAAGAAGGTACAAGACAATGGACTCTTTCTAAATATGAGAACATGGTTAATTTAAGAAATGTTCTTTTAGAAAAAGTTAGAGAATATAATCCAGATTATTTCTTTAGTCTTGACTCAGATATTTTAATTAAGAATCCATCAACTATAGAGCTATTAATAGCACATGTTAAAGATGGAGCTGACGCAGTTAATACTTTAATGTATATGACTCCGGTAGGAACATCCTATCCAAGTGTTATGAAGTGGAACGAAAATGCTGGAGGCAAAGCTCATAGAGACGATAACTTCCCATTAGGAACCTATTTTAAAGCAGATGTTATAATGGCTGCAAAAATGATGTCTAGAGAAGTCTATCAAAACATAAACTATAGAATGCACACTCAAGGTGAAGATCTTGGTTTTTCTGCTGACTGCGCAGAAAAAGGTTTTAATCTCTACTGTGCTTCATATATTTACTCTCCTCATATAATGAGTAGAGCTATGTTGAAAGAAATAATTCAAAAAGGTGATCCTCGAGAAGAGGAAAGTTTGAAAAGTTTATCTAAAGTATGATATTCTTATATAAGATTGTTTAATATATGATTAGTCAATTTACTATAAACACAAGCTTTAGAATATTCTGTCATGGAGACATAAATGGCTTTTGATTTTGTTGAAAACTTCACGGTACAACTGCCTGACTTTAGCAAGCTAGATTATGACTTTTCTGAGTCTTTTAGCTCTAGTCATGGTTTGATTATAGAAGTAGCCGCAATTCACGAACGGACTAACTTCTAACTACAATAACTACTCAGCTTTAGAGTTAGAAAAAGCACTCCAATCTTGGGTTGAACCGTATCCAAAGCCTATTATTTTAAATCATGATTTAAACACCGAACCAATCGGTAGAGTAATTGCTGCAAAAATGGACAAAGAAGAAGACGGCAGTCCATTTGTTAGATTGCAAATTGCAATCACAGATCCAGTAGCAGCACAAAAAGTTCTAGATAAGAGATATCTAACTGGTTCAGTTGGGGGCAGAGCTGGAAAAGCAGTTTGCTCAATCTCCGGGGAAGACCTTGCTTCTGAAAGCGAAGGCTCAAGGCCAAAGGTTCCCAAGTATCGTAGAGGACAAGTTTACAAAGGTAAACTGGCATTTATCGACATGCAGGATATTTCTTTTAAAGAATATTCTTTTGTTAACCAACCAGCAGATGGAAAATCAAGCGTTAGATCTACCTCTGCTCTATCTGACAAAGATGGAAGACCTAATAGCGAGGGATGGGTTGCTAAAAGTTCCGCATTTGTTTTAAGTATGAACGAAGAAGATATTTATTCAGTGGAAGAGCACGATTCTCTTTTTAAGAATATGAAGAAAAAAGAATCTAAGCCGATGTATCTTCATCTAAAGGGCGCATTTTTAACCGCTCTCGCATTCCAGGAGAGCGAAAATACGCATAACAACGCAGTTTCATTACTATCTAGCGAGGAAGCTGTGAATAACACCGATCTACAGGAGAATTCTAATATGAAAGATCGCAATCAAGAAGAGGATATCTTGGCTGTAACCGAAGGGTTAAGCGAAGATTTGTCCTCAATTGCTGCTGGTAAGGCTGAAGAAGCCGAAGGTGGCGAAGAAGAAACACCAGAGGCACCAGCCGAAGGTGGCGAAGAAGCTGGCGCACAAGACGCCGGTGAAGAAAAGTCTGAAGACGATACAGAGAAAGCGGATGAACAAGCTGAAGAAGCTGTTGATTCCGAACAAGCTGCAGAGTCTGAAGAACCAGAAGCCGACGAAGAGAAGGCTGAAGGTGCTCAAGAGCCCGAGAGTACGGACGAAGACCTCAGCGACAAGGCTGAACAGCCCGCTGAGCAAGACAACGACGTTCTCGACAAGGTAAAAGCTCTTGAAGAAGAAAATGCAAAACTTAAGTCAGCACTTCACAGAATTCTTGTGGAAAGAGTAGTTGATGCAAAGATTAGCGCTGGTGTAGAAACAGCAGAACAAAGAGATGAGTTAATCGAGTCACATGTGACAAGAACAGCTTCTTCTCTTGCTGATTCACTCAGAGATCTTGCAAAGATGCCAATCCGCAAGTCACGTCATTCTGAGGGTCCAGAAGTTCATAACGAGTCAGCAGCTGTTGCAAACGAAGAGAATGTAGCAACTATTGACGAAGACAATGAAGTTCAGGAGTCTAAGAAAGAAGTAGGACTTGAGCAAGTATTTGTTGACGCTCTCATGGGCCGTCGTAAGCTTTAAAACAAGGAGAAAATAAGAAATGAGCTTAGCAAAATTTCGTAAAGTAGGCACAAAGACTGGTTCAGGCCGTTTTGTGGTTTCGGAGGGCATTGCTCCAGCAGCATACCTCCTTCCACATCCTGGTTTGCCAACTTGGTATCTCGACAGCGAAGATGATCGCTTTGAAATCGTGATTCCAAAGGGTACCATTCTTTCAGTCGTAGCCGATAGCAATGGTGACGCAAGAGTTGTTCCAGCCAATGGTTCAGCATCTTCAGTTACCTGGGGTGACAACATGCCAACATCTTGGGATCCATTGGATGGCGCAACTCCATCTTATAGCTCTGGTGCAACCGATTCAATCGCAGTTGGCGCTAGATCAATCCCAGTAGGTGTTGCTCAGTATGACCTCTACCGTCCATTTGACAAAGGCACCTCACAGGGTGCAGGCTTCATTACCCATGGTTACGTTGAGTACCCAATGGTCAGTGGAGTGAATGCAGACGTTACTGTTGGTAGCGTTGTTCGTTCGGACCATATGGGCCGTCCAGTATTGGCAGCTGCAACTGACTTCCTCGCAAGCAGTGCAGTCTACTCTTACCTCCAGGTTGGTAAGGTAGTCGAAGTAGAAAAGTTTGCAACCAACTTTGATGATGGTTTGCTTTCCTACATGCAGCTTCCTTCAGATCCAGGCGCACTTAAGACAGTATTTGAGATTACTCGCTCAGGTGCTTTCTCAGGCAAGCTTGGTATCCGTAGCAACCTGGATGTACACAACGTCATTGGCGCATTCCGCGTCAACTTAACCTTATAATAACAGGAGGAATATCCTAAGATGAGTAAATCAATCCAAGAGCTCCTCTCTGGACTCCCAGCTTGGGAAGCCGCATTATCTGAGGATGGGTACCTAGACCAAGACAACAGAGTTACAATTAAGGAAGCATTTGCATCACCTGATGCTGCAATTCTCTTTCCTAAAGTTATCTCTCGTACTCTTAAGGAAGCAGCTGAACCCCAGCTTCTAGTTACTCCCCTACTTTCAACTGTACGTCTCGGTAAGGGTCGTTCACTTGAATTCCCAGCAGTTAATGCAATTCAAGCAGCTGAGATTCCCGAAGGACAAGAATATCCAGAGCAGGCATTAGCCTTCGCTAAGCAAATTGAAGGAAAGGTGTCCAAAAAGGGTGTCAAGCTAGCTTTCACAGAGGAAGTTATTGCCGACTCACTTTGGGATATCGTCGGCCTTCATGTCCGCGCAGCAGGTCGTGCCCTCGCTCGACTTAAAGAGCAAATTGCACTTAGCCGTTTCAAGGACGCTGCAACAATCGTCTTTGACAACGACAACGGTAGCTATGACTCAACAACCGGTCGTGACATGAACGGTGCCTTCAATGACACCGTCACCTGGGACGACATCGTAGACATGGCAGCAGTTTTGATGGCAGAGAAGCATGTACCAACAGACTTCATCCTCCATCCGCTCATGTGGTCAGTCTTCTTGAAGGATAGCATCTTCCATGCAGGTGGTGCAGCTTCGGCTGTCGGCACCAGCTGGGGTTACCGTCCACAATCTCCAGAAGGCGCACTGAACGCAACTGCTCCAATGGGTCTTAACGTACTTGTGTCACCATTCGTTAGCTTTACTGCTAAGACAAGTGGTAGCGCAGCTAAGTCTGACCTTTTCCTCATCGACCGTAACGAGGTTGGATCACTTTTGGTCAAGGACGATTTGTCCACAGACCAGTTTGATGATCCATCACGTGACATTCGTCAGATGAAGATGAAAGAGCGTTACGACATCGTAATGCTGGGTGATGGCGAAGGTATTACCGTCGCAAAGAACATCAAGCTCAGCCGTAACTACGAGGTTCAAGTCACAAACGAAGTAGCCTGACCTTAGGGCATTTATAGTTACGGTCACTGAAAAGTGACAGCCCCTAGGCAGAGGGTGGTGGCGAAAGCTACCACCCTCTGTTTTTTATATCATAAAACTGTTACTATTTGAATAGAATCTTAATAAGGAGAAGCTGTGGCTCTGTATCTGATAGAAAGCGCTAGTGTAGACGCTGATGTTGTTGTAGTAAAGTTTGGAAGAACAGTAAAAATTAGTTCGCTTATCAACGCTAACTTTTCAGTCCAAACAACAGACGCCACACCGGTGGTAATTTCTAGTCCATTTACTGCGATAAATACAATAACTGATTTTAATCAAATTTCAAGAACATTAAGATTGTTCTGGGATGTTCAACTTACATCTGGTGAAGAATATGAAATTATTATTTCAAATATAAAAGACGCAGTAAACGAAACTATTCCAACTGAAAAGATTAAATTTACAAAGTTAGACGATGCAACTCCGTCAACAATTACATCTTATTCTGAACCAGTTTATGAAGAGATCTTGATTGAAGATAAATCAGTTAGAACCGATGCATATTCAACTGTTCAGATACTAGCAAAAAATCCTAATTTCTATATTGTTTCAGTAGATCCAAGTAATGGTGATTTTTATTTAGATAATTCATACAATAGTGGCAGAGTAACTATTGAGTTCAATGCACGACCTGCTTCAAACTTCTTAAATGCTAAATACTTTAAAGCTCAAAGAAAGAAGATACAAAGAACCCCTTCTAGGTGGGAATCTTTAGACGCAAACATATCCTTACATTCTTGGAAGCCAGAAGTATATGTTGATTTTCCTTCCAATGATGCCACTCCAGCATATACAACTTCTAATAAAGAATATTTTGAAACTGGTTATAAATATAGAATTATATTATCTAAAGATATAGGTATTTAAAAAATGGCTAATTTTGTTTATGGTAAAGCAAAACAAGCATTATTAAATGGTGGATTTAATTTTTCATCAAATAATTTTAAAGTAGCACTAGTAAAAAGTTCATATACCCCTAGTCAAAATGTTCATGAATTTTTATCTGATATATCAAATGCAAATATTGCATACGTAACAGAAAATATTCCATCTTTAGTAAAT